CTCCTATTGTTTATAAGGTAGCAACAACAACTGGAGCACCAGTTACAACAGTTGTTGGAACAACAGCATTAGGCGATGAAACTGTTACTGGTAGTGCAGATATTGCAGTAACACTAGCTGGTTTATCAATTTCAGCAGGAACTCTTGCAATAACAGCAGGTTCTGTGTTATCTTTAACTGGAGTTAGTGGCACTGGTGCAACTGGTGAGGAGCAAGTTTATAGTTTAATTGAACCCACGCAAGTGGCAAACTGGGTAGAAAAGGCGGCATAAATGGCAACATATGTAAATAATCTTAGATTAAAAGAGATAGCCACAGGTGACGAATCTGGAACTTGGGGTACATCCACGAACACAAATTTAGAATTAATTGGTGAGGCATTAGGTTTTGGAACAGAAGCCATAACAACAAATGCAGACACACATACAACCACGATAGCAGATGGATCATCAGATGCTGGAAGAGCATTGTTCTTAAAATACACTGGAACATTAGACTCTGCTTGTACAATTACTATCGGCCCGAACACAATGAAAAGAGTGCATATTATTGAAAATGCGACAAGTGGCTCACAGAATATAATAATATCACAAGGCTCTGGTGCTAATATAACCATAGGACCTGGAGACACAAAGGTTGTTTATCTTGATGGTGCAGGTTCTGGTGCAGCCGTTGTGGATGCCTTTGTAGATTTAGATTTATCTGGTGGTTCTGTAAATGTTAGCACAGTAAAAACAAACTCTGGTGATATGACATTTGATTCTGCTGGAGACATTATACTTGATGCAGATGGTGCAGACGTAATATTCAAAGATGGTGGAACAGCTATTGCACACTTAACAAACTCAAGCAGTGATTTTGTTATAGAAACAAAAGTGCAAGATAAAGATTTTATAGTTAAAGGTGATGATGGTGGCTCTGGAATAACAGCATTGACCATAGATATGTCAAGTGCTGGAGCTGCAACATTTAACAATGATGTAACTGCTTTCTCTGATAAAAGACTTAAGACAGATATAACTCCTATAGAAAATGCTTTAGAAAAAGTTATGCAGATGCAAGGTGTTTACTACAAAAGAAATGATGTAGAAAATGCTCGTACTCAAGTTGGTGTATTAGCACAAGACATGGAGGGTATTGTGCCAGAGGTTGTGTTGACAGCAGATGATGAGATGCAAACAAAATCTGTAGACTATGGTAAATTAACAGCAGTTTTAATGGAAGCAGTCAAACAACTTAGCAACGAAGTAACACATCTAAAACAACAAATTCTTAACGGAGGTTAATCAGTGGCAATACCAAGTTCTGGACAATCTTTAGCGTTTTCTGCACTAAGAACTGAATTTGTAGGTGGTTCTAGTGCAATCAGTCTTAGTGATCTGTATAGAGGTGGTTCTAACATAAGAAAAAAAGCTGGTAATAATCCTGCTACAAATCTCGCCGCTTCTGTTGCAACATCTGGTGCTATTGATGTAAGTGATTACTATGATCAAGCTAAAGGGTTTAGTTTTACATATGCAACTGGTTCTATTACAGAGTCAAATTTAAGTGCTCAGTTTGGTGATGACTATGCTGTAGATTATCCCAAAGTTGTAACTATACCAGCTAATACTACCCTTGGTGCAGACGATACTGCCGAGTATGGCTTAGAGATTGACTCTGGTGCTTCTGGTCCAATAACTATTACTAATAATGGAACTATTATTGGTGCTGGAGGAGCAGGAGGTTCTGCTGGAAGTGCTAATAGTGGTGGTGGTTCTGCTGGATCTGCTGGTGGTGACGCTATGAAAGTCGCTAGTGCTTGTACTTTTGTTAATAACGGAAGTATCTTAGCTGGTGGTGGCGGTGCTGGTGGCGGAGGCGGAGGCGGAAAAGGTGGCAACCTTCAACAGCAGCAACAACAACAGACTACAGGACAACAAGGTCCTCATAACGCTATACCTTATCCAACTTATCGATGGTCTATTCCTGCTTTATATAATAACCAAACCTCACCTAAAGGTGCTAGTATTCGATGGAATAACTCATTTATAGTAAATCAAACATCTCCGAGTGGTCCTATTACTCATAGCACTACTTCTTACAGTTCAGGGCAATATACATATTACAGAGGTTCGTATAGATTTTTAGAATATAGTTTTTCTGAAGAATCACCTAGTACACAAACATATCATTACGACATAAGAAGAACTTTTCCTCAACAACAACAATCACAAAACCAAGTAGGTGGACATAACGGTGGTGCTGGAGGAGCAGGTGGTTTAGGTAGAGGTTTCCAGAATCAACCTGGAGGAGACTCTGGTGCTGGTGGTTCTTCTGGTTCAACTGGCTCTGCTGGAAACGGTGGTGCTGGAGGATCAGGTGGTACTGGAGGTGGCTATGGTTCAGCTGGTGCAAGTGGGAGCAATGGATCAAACGGAACAAACTCAACAACTAGTGGTGCAAGTGGAGGATCAGGAGGAGCAGGAGGAGCAGCTGGATTAGCAGTTGAAAGAGCTTCACCAATAAGTTTTACTTTTACAAATAATGGAACGGTAGCAGGAACAGTACAGAGTTAAGGAGTACATAATGGCAACATACGCATGGACAATAAATAGATTGTATACCAAAGATATTACTGAAAGTGGTACAACATATTCAGATGTAATACTTAGAGTTGAAGCAACACTTACTGGAACTAGTGAAACAGTAGGTAGCATAACAGCTTCAGGTGGTTTTGACTTAGATATGAATGTTACTGGTTTATCAAATGGCTTTGTAGCGTATGGATCTGTCACAGAGGCAAATGTAAAAACATGGGTAGAAAACAGAGTTGGTTCTTCTACGATAGCAGATATAAAAGAACGGATTGAAGGTGAACTTGAGTTTCAAGAAAGAGTTAACGGTGGAGTTCCAAAACAAGATTCAGAAGGAAATGCAACTTTTCCTTGGTAAGATTTTTCTTGAATTATCTTATTAGATCGCATAATCTCTCATTATGAATAAAAAAATAAATTGTCTAACAGACTCTCAAGTTGAGTTAATTTTAAATCACATTAATTATGTGATCGATCATAAATTTGTTACTAGAAATCCAAACGAAGGTGAGATGTTTTCTGACACTTGTCAAATGTACGGTGATCCTCCGATAGAAAATATATTACATTACATTAAACCAAAAGTTCAAGAGGCGTATGGTAAAGAATTAGTACCTACATATTCATTTTGGAGAAGATATTTTAAAGGTCAAGACTGCCCACCTCACAAAGACAGACCTTCATGTGAAGTAAGTATTACTTTAAACTTAGGTGGTGATGGTGGAAATGACTGGGCAATCTATGTAGACGATAAAAAATTTGAATTAGAAGTTGGTCAAGCTGTACTTTATAAAGGATGTGATCAAGAACATTGGAGACACGAACTTGACTATAATTATCACACACAACTTTTTCTACACTTTATAGAAAAAAACGGTAAATTCTATCCAGAATATGCCTATGATCGAAGACCCAATTTATACTACACACAATAAACGAGTAGAAAATGAACTACCCTACTTTGCAAGTAACTGATTTTTTAAATAATCCAAAGTATGTGTCTGATTTAGCTATGTCATTAGATTATACAGAAAAAGAACCTAAATATCCTGGGACTAGAACTAAAGCATTACATCAAATAGATAAAGATTTATTTGAAAATATTAATGGTAAACTCATCAGACTTTTATATCCAGACTATAATGTTTTTAGAAACGTATCATGGACAGGCACAGGACACTTTCAAAAAATAACATATGATGATGTAGAGTTTCATATTTTAAACAAAGAAAATTCTGGAAAGGGTTGGATACATCAAGACAATACTTCAAAATATACAGTTATATTATATCTTTCAAAAGAAGAAGGTTCTGGAACAGCAATATATTCTAGAAAAGATGGTTTTCATTTAACAGATTTTAAAAACGAAGATCAAGAATATAGAGAGAAAATTAAGTACAGTAACAATATTAAAACAAAAGATTTAAAACTTGATGAGTTTAGTAAGTGCTTTAATGACCATAAAAATAAATTTCAAACAGAATGTGTTTTCAATTCTTCATATAATAAGATGATAGCATTTGATGGTGCTACTCCTCATGGTGCAATTTATAATTTAAAACCTGGAGAAGAAAGAATAACATACATAAGTTTTTTCTATGAAATTTCAGCACCCTATAGCCACATAGCAGAGATGAGGAGAATATGAGAAGAAACATAATAGTAGCTAAAAAAGCCTTAAGTGCTGATTTGTGTAATACAATCATAGAAAGAGCAAAACCTAATTTTGAAAAAGCATACACTGGAATTGGTGATAAAATTAATTCTATAAGACAAAGTCAAGTGAGTTGGTTGACTGGTTCAATAAAACACTTAGATATATATACGCCAGTATGTCAGTTAATACACAAAGTAAACTCAGATTTTTATCATTTTGACTTAAGTGATCCCGAACCTTTTCAAATCACTAAATATGATGAAAGCAATCAAGGCTTTTATAAACCTCATGAAGACGGTGTTTACGATATGGTTCCTCAAGGTCAATCAGTTAGAAAACTATCTGTTTCTATACAATTAACTTCACCAGAACATTATGAAGGTGGTACTTTTCAGTTTCCAGATGATGAGGATAAATTCAATGTAGAAGATTCAATGGAACAAGGCACTGCTATATTCTTTCCTTCTTACATGAAGCATGGTGTTGTTCCAGTAACAAAAGGCACTAGATATAGTTTAGTTTGTTGGGTGCATGGTCCAAACTTTCAATAGGAGAAAAAATGTATTATGTAGTTTATGACAATTTTCTTAATCCAGAAGAATTTGGAATTATTAAACGATATTTAGGTCCAGGGGGTGGATTTCCTTGGTTATTGTCAGCAAGAATAAACACTCATGATACTAGTAATGATGCTATGTATTTTGCTACTCTTGTTCATCATAGTTATCATGATGGTTGGATTGGCGGAATTGAGAGAAGTCCTTTTGAATTAATTACATCAAAAATACATATGGAAGCAATTTACAGAATTAAATCTAACCTTTATTTTCCTAGTAAAACTGGAAAAGTAGAACATCACGCTCCTCATTGTGATTCTGATTTTAAACATCAAGGAGCTTTATTCTATTTAACAACATGTGATGCACCAACAACGATGGCAGACGGAACACAAATACAAGCTATTGAAAATAGATTATTATTGTTTGATGCTGCAACAATGCACTCTAGTTCATCACCCACAAATGTTCCATTTAGGATTACTATTAATTTTAATTATTTTGGTGCTGGTCTTAAAAAATCAATCATAGATGATATGTTAAATCCAATACCCATTGTAAGTTGTAATCCAGAAAAACTTGGTGATTTTTTTATTAAAAAATGAACAATAACATTATAAATTTTCCTTTGTTTAAATATTTTAATTCTTTTTTAGATTCTAAATACTATGAAGAACTAGAAAAACATGTGTATTCAAATGAGGTTAGTTGGCACTGGTCAAAATATACTCTTCATAAAAAATTTTATAATGTAAATAATGTTAAGGCAGAAGATGATAGTTTTCTATTTGGTAGATTAATTTTCCACGAAGAAGGAGACTTAGAAATAGATGAGATATGGAAACCTTTGATAGAATCTATTGAAAACCAATTCAAATCTAAGCTACACAGATTCAAGCTAAATTTATATACTAATCAAAACACTAAGATTATTACAACAAGTCATCATGATATTTGCTTACCTACTATAAATAAAGAGCCTGATCCAAAATATGAAATAATTATATTAAATTTTACAGATTGTAATGGAGGTACTAAAATAGGTAACTTAGAAGTAGCCTCACGAAGAAATGGTGCTGTTCATTTTGAAAACATTCATAAACATAGTGGCATTGTACAAACTGATGTGGAAAGAAGAATTTGTGCAAATATTGTAATTTATCCAAAAGAGTAGTATCATCATGCTATGCCTATTACATCTTTAAAATTTAGACCCGGTATTAACAAAGAAACAACCTCTTATACTAATAAAGGTGGTTGGAATGATTGCGATAAAGTTCGTTTTCGTTTTGGTTATCCAGAAAAGTTAGGTGGTTGGGAAAAGTATGCAACTTCAACTTTTTTGGGTGTTGCTAGATCATTGCACGCTTGGGCTAATCTACAAGGAAATAAATATCTAGGTTTAGGCACACAAATTAAATTTTATATTGAAGAATCTCAAGGATATAACGATATAACTCCAATACGCAGAAAAGTTGTGAATGGAGAGGTGGTATTCGACATTAGTGGTAACACCATTGCTTTTGCTGTTTCAGGAACAGTAGGCACTACAGGTCTTGGAGATGAGGTGATTAACGCACAAGCAAATGATACTCTTGCACCCGCATTTGTTACTGGTGTAAGTAGCACTGGTCAAATTGGCACTACAAGCTTTAACTTAGAAAATCCTGCAATGGCAACCTCTGTTGGAGATGTAACGATTGTAACATTTAGCAATAATGTAACTGTTACAGATTTTAGGAATGAATCATAATGGCGATTACATTTACAACATCAAGTTCAAGTTCTACGGTTACTGTTAATGACGGTTCTCACGGAGCCTTAGTAGGTGATTTTGTAACTTTAAGTAATTCAAGTACAGGTAACTCAACTCTTAATACACAACTAAATAAAGAGCACGAGATTATTACCGTTCCAACCTCTGGCACTTACACGATTACACTTAGCACTGACGCAGCTGCTACAATATCTAGTGCTGGCTCGGCAGATGCTGAATATCAATTAAACGTAGGTATAAACACAGTTGTGCCCGGTGATGGTTTTGGTGCTGGTACTTGGGGAGCCGATGGATGGGGTGATCCTTCTACTGAAACAGCTGGAGGGGGAACACTAAGGTTGTGGTCACAGGATAATTTTGGTGAAGATTTAATAATAAATCAAAGAGACGGTGGTGTTTTTTATTGGGACAAAAGTTTAGGAACCAGTGTAAGGGCAAAAAATTTAATTGAATTATCTGATGCAGCTCCAACAAAATCGCGTAAAGTAATTGTTTCAGAAAGAGATCGTCATGTGATTTGTTTTGGCACTAATGCTTTAGGAGAAACCGAACAAGATAGATTACTGATTAGGTTTAGCACTCAAGAAAACCCTTTTCAATGGATACCAAGTCCTATAAACACTGCGGGTGATCTTAGGATTGGTTCAGGTTCTGAAATTATAACAGCCGTCAAAACAAGAAGAGAAATAGTTGTTTTAACCGACACATCTGTTCATAGTATGCAGTTTATTGGTCCGCCTTTTACTTTTGGTATTACACAACTTGCAAGCTCTACCACGGTTCGTGGCTTCAACAGTGCCGTTGCAGTTGGTGATGCTGTTTTATGGATGGGTTATGATAGATTTTACGTTTATGACGGTCGTGTTCAAGTTTTACCTTGCACAGTAAGGGATCATGTTTTTGGAGATTTTAACGAGAATCAATCTGAAAAAGTATATGCTGGCGTCAATTCATCTTTTGGAGAAGTCTTTTGGTTTTATCCATCTCAATCTAACTCTCTTACCAATGGTGGTAACGGAGAAAATGATAAATATGTAGTCTACAACTACGATCAAAAAATTTGGTATGTTGGCAATCTTGCAAGAAGTTCTTGGATAGATAGAGGTGTTTATCAATATCCTTTAGCAACAGATTCTAATCTTGTGTATAACCATGAAAAAGGTAATGATAATGATGGCACAGCTTTTACATCTTTTATTGAATCAAGTCCTTTAGATGTTCAAGATGGCGATCAGTTTGTATTTTTAAGAAGAATGTTACCAGATATTAGTTTTGATAACAGTGATACTGATATAGCTGCAAGTGATAAACAAGCTGTTTTTGCACTAAAAGCACAAAGATCACCAAACGGTGGTTTTGTTAAAACGTCTACAAATACAGTTACACCAACAACAGAACTTAATCATTTAAGACTTAGGGGTCGTTCTTTTGGTTTAAGGGTGGAAAGCACTACACAAAAAGTAAACTGGAGACTGGGCACCCCTAGGGTAGACATAAGAGCGGATGGAGATAGATGAGTAGACAACTTGTACCACCAAATTTTCCTTTAGCCCCTGATGAGTATGACCAACAATATTTTAATGAAATGGTTAGAAGTTTAAGTCAATTAGTTACACAATTACAAAATCCGGGTGAGTTAAGGGGCACTAAGATTACTCTTACACAATTGCCTACTAGTGATTCAGGACTTGAAGTTGGGGCTTTATTTAATGATAATGGAACTGTTAAAGTAAAGACATAGACGTATAAACAAAAATAAGGTAGGATGTGCGTATGGACCAAGCACTTAAACAAGAAAACATACCATCAGGTGGTATAGCTGACTTCATCTACACAGACGAAGAGATAAAACTTCTTGAAGATAAGGAGCTACAAGATCTTTACGGTCAGAACGGAATAGCTCAGTTTAAGACTATTGGTAAAGAAATGGCTAATTTTGGTCGTTATGGTGATGATACCATAGCTCATGTGGAAACAGGCGAGCTAATCGTTCCACGAGCCTTGATAGAGAACAACCCAAAACTAAAAGAAAGTATATTTGGTCACTTGCGTGAGCTTGGCGTAGAAGATCCGGAAAGATATGTGGTTGGTACAAGCAAAAATAGTTTAAACCCAGAGACAGGATTACCAGAGTTTTTTCTAAAAAAGTTATTTAAAGGAGCTAAGAAGGCTGTTAGTTCTGTTGCAAAAGGTGTCAGCAGTGCATTAAAAGGTGTAGGTAAGGCGCTTAAAAAAGTGGCTCCAATTGTAGTTCCCATAGCGTTAAATTATTTTCTACCGGGGCTTGGGCAAATCTACTCAGGTGCATTAGGAGCGGGTATTACCTCACTATTGCAGGGCGGCAGTGTAAAAGATGCTTTTAAATCAGCTTTACTTGGGGGTGCTACAGGCGCTATATCTGCGGGCTTTTCTGGACCTAGGTCAGGACTAGATGGTTTTGGCAAAAACATAATGTCTGATGTAAATTATGGAACACAGAATATAAAAAATGCTTTTACACAGGGTAGCTTTAAACCATTAACAGACAGCAGTTTGACTAGTGTTCGTGATTTATTCAGTGAAGATACAGCCATAAAAAGTGACACTACTTTGTATGACGGCACTAAACCCGAAAGTATGATTCCAGAGGGTAGAAACCTTAGTGCTAAGAGCACTGAGAGTATAGGTACCAAGGTTCCTATGGGAACAGACCCTTATGTAGCCAGAGGACTTAGTCCAGAGGGGGTAAAACCCTTAATTACAGATGCGGGTATAGCCGGGGATTTATATTCCACTAAATTGGGCGGAGCAGATTTAAAAGACTTTGGTTTTCAAACAGACAACTTTTATGGTAAGGGTAATCTTGAGCTTAATCTTCCGAGATCTGATATTCCGGGTTTCACGCAACAATTAAGGGGTGGAGACCCAACTTTTGGTTTTCAAACCACTAATGTACCACCAAAACCCCAAACTTTTTTTGACAGAACAAAAGATTTTATGTTTGGTAAAGACGCTAGTCGATCAGAAATTTTAACAAAAGCTGGTGAGTTACAAACAGAAGCAGCTGCTAAAAACCTTACTCTAAGTGGCAAACAAGCAATAGAACTGGCAGAAAAAGAGTTAGCTCCTAGCTTTTTAGAAAAATACGGACCGTCTACGGCTCTAGGTATTGCAGCATTATCAGGTTCAGGTGCTTTTGACGTACCTGAGCAGGAAAGAATAGATGATATAGAATCAGGTTATGACGTATTTCAAAGAGATCGTGACAAATATCTTGTAGGTGGAATACCATCGTCGGGTTCATCTACAAACATGGTAGCTCAATCAAGATTTCCTTTTGACTACACACCTTATACTTTACCCGGTTTTCCAATACAAAGAGTAGCTGAAGGTGGCGAAATTTTTCCAAGACGTAATGGTGGTATAAGCCCAAGAGAAGGCACACCGGGCAAAGATAGTGTACGAGCTATGTTGATGCCGGGTGAGTTTGTTATGACAACAGATGCCGTTAAAGGTTTAGGAGATGGTAACTTAGACAAAGGCATCAAAAACATGTATAGTGTGATGAGTAAACTAGAAAAGCGTGGAAAGGCGATGGCATAATGGCAGTAGAAGAAACCATACAAACCGTTAGAGAAACGCCCGAAATAGAAGCGTATCGTATTGGTTTATTAGAGTCAGCAAAAACTTTAGCTGACCAAGGTATTGAGCTACCCCCTCAGTTAGTAGCTGAGATGACAGGGCTACAAAGAGCCGCGGCAGAGCAACAGATGGCTGGACTAGGTTCTTTTTTACCATTTTTACAACAAGCTGGTCAGACTTTATCTGGAGCTGGACAGATGTTTGGAGGTGTTGAAGATGCCTTGCGAGCTGGTGCCGGTCCTGTTACAGATGAAATGCTGCAAAGGTATATGAACCCTTATCAAGACGCAGTTAATAAAGAAATTAACAGAGCTTTTGATATACAACAAAGAAATGCAGCCGCGAATGCCGTAGGACAGGGCGCTTTTGGTGGCTCACGAGCCTTTTTAGGTGATCTTGAAATAGGACGTAACAGAGCAGATGCTTTAGCTAGATCGCAAGCACAAAATTTTATGCAGGCACAACAAGCTGCTGAAAGAGAATTAGCCAGACAAACACAACTTGGTCAGGGTATTGCAGGGTTAGCTGGAGAGATGGGACAACTTGGATTAAGACAAGCTGCCCTTGGTGAAACAGGGCAAGCCTTGCAACAAAGAGACATTGATGCAGCTTTTAGAACAGGTTCTTTATTACAAGCACAAGATCAAGCAAGATTAGATGCACAAAGACAAAGTAATTTAAATCAATTGTATGAACCTTATCAAAGACTTGGATTTTTATCTGATATATATAGTAAGACTCCAACTTCTCAATCAACTATTACACAGGCAAGCACACCTAATGTATCACCGTTTCAGCAATATTTAGGCCTCGGTATTGCAGGATTATCAGCGGCAGCAGGGGCGCAGAAAGCAGGGTTATTCGGATGATGAACAGAGCTTTATTACAAAGGCAGATGTTTGCCAATGGCGGAGCAGCTGTGCCTAATCAGTTCAAGGGTTTTTCTAAACTGCCTGAAGATGTTCAGAGGAAGATGAACCCAGAACTAGCTGAAAAGTATGAAGAAGGCGGTGTAGCTGGTCTTATGTCACAACCAGACATGGCGGCCATGCCTATGGGATCTACTCAAGAAATGGTCGACACCAATATGATTCAAACGGCTTTAGAGGGGGCCTCAGAGGAGGTTGGTGATTTAGAACAAGCTAGTGATTTTAAAAGCATGATGGATCAGTTCTCAGGAGAAGAGAAATCAGAAGAAGAGAGACGAGATGATTTAGCTAGTATAGTTGGAGAGGATGACGCAGCTCAGACACCGGATAGTGTTTTGGCTCTTGTCACACCAGTTGTACAAATATCTATGCTAGAAGAAGGTATCGCACCGATGGCTCAGGCTGCGATGGACACACCAGTTGAAGGTGATATGGCTGGCGGAATAATGAGCATGACGGGGGCTGGCAACGAACCACCCGTAAATTTTAACCAAGGCGGGGAGGTCCTCCGCCGTGGAGACGAGGACCCAGTTCAGTTTTTTGCTAATGAAAACACTAATCGTGTTG